TGCTATACACCCTTCGGGTGCTTATCCGGTCGGACCCGTTACCAGTGGTTGGGATCGAGTCCGATGCTGAACCAGAACGTATCGTCCCTGTTCACTTCCGCGATAACAACTTCTCTGCGTTCGCGCTCGAGCTGCCAGTACTTTACGTTGTACAGCTCTTCGGATTTTCGGTCTAGTCTTCTTACATAAGTCATAATTATAATTTTAAGTTCAACAATATTATCAGTGCGGCACCGTGTTTAGTCTGTAAAATGCTATACACCGCTGGCGCGACCGATCTTCCAGGCGTAAGTCTAGATAATATATCACAATACACACGGCAAAAGGCAAAAATTTTACGGCAAAACGCACAAAAAAGGGCCCCCTGGGGCAAAAAAAAGCTGTTTTATATTTTTTTTTTTCGTAAAATATGTATATATAACCCTTTATTTCCCTGTTTGTAATGCGACAAAAGCATATTAAGGATATATAATAGCACCCTAATGTCATATTTGTAAAAAACATCGAATATTTGTAATATAAAGAGTATGGCGAAACAAAAATTATCTAGAAAAGCTTCTATAGCTAAAAAAAAGCGTGATTTAGCGACTGCAAACACGCGTAGAAGAAAAAAAATGCGCGCCGAAAACCAAAGAAAGCGTAGAAAAGCTATAAAAGCAGGTAATAATATTAAGGGAAAAGACTATGATCACACCAAAAGGCGTTTTGTATCAGTAAAAGCTAATAGAGGGCAGTTTGGTAAAGGAACTAAAAAAAAAAGATGCGGCTGCAAGCACTAAAAAATAAATAATGGCACAAATAAAAGACATAACATTAGACAGCTCGGTAACGGGAACAGAATTTTTATTAGGTACCGAGTCAGATGGTACTACAAAAAGAATATCCTTAACTAGCTTACAAACATATATAGCCGGTATTACTCAAGCCGGTACAACTTTCACAGGAACATTGCTACCCGATGCAGATAATACTTTAGATCTAGGATCATCTGGTGCATCTTGGCGTAATTTATTCGTAGATGGCACCGCTACATTAGCAACAGTTGATATCAATGCTGGCGCTATTGATGGAACTACAATCGGAGCAAGCTCAGAATCAACAGGAAAATTTACAACACTACAACTTACAGGTAGCACAAACATACTATCAGACTTGTTACCAACAGACGGTACGTTTGATTTAGGTAGCTCAACAAAAGAATTTCAAGATTTATATATTGATGGTACCGCGTATTTAGATGCCGTAGACATCGACTCAGGTGCAATTGACGGTACTGCGATTGGCGCAAATAGCCATTCAACTGGTAAGTTTACAACCCTTCAAGCAACCGGTACGTTTTTAGACGGCGATGGCGGTGCTGGCGCAAGCGGACAAGTATTAAGCTCAACAGGTAGCACAACTAATTGGATAACTGTTTCTACGCTTACAAACCTTGTAGAAAACAATTCTGTATTTGTAGGATTTGATCCAAGCTCTACAACAAACACTGCATCTTTTAATGTATCATTAGGTACAACAGCATTAGATGCAATTACAACAGGTGATAGTAATGTGGCTATAGGATACAATGCTTTAACTGCCGCGACTACTACTTCAAACAATGTAGCTATAGGCCAAAGTGCAATGAGTAGCGTTACTACTGGATCTTCACAATCAGTAGCGATTGGGTATGAAGCTCTTAATAGTTTAGAAACTGGTTTATATAACACAGCAATTGGTTATCGCGCACTAGAAACGTGTGATGATGGTAATAATAATGTTGCTGTAGGTTATCAAGCACTAGAAACAAGCACTACACCAACTAATAGTACAGCGATTGGATATAAAGCCGGTAATGCCGCTGAGGGTACATCAAATACTCTTATAGGTTATGAAGCAGGCAAATTAGTTGGGAGCGGAACACACAACGTAACATTAGGTACTAGCGCTGGTGACGTAATAACAACCGGTGCACAAAATATATGTATTGGCTCTGGTACAGACCCTAGTGCAAACAACACAAACAATGAAATTGTAATTGGTTATGGCATAACAGGTGAAGGACAAAACAAAACTGTTATTGGTAATACATCAACTACAGGTGCTAGAATATATGGCCTTAGAAGTAAAATAGTAAACATAACAGGTGATACATCTTTAACAGCTAATGACTCTGGTGAAACATTTGTATTCAATGACGCCGACGGCGCAGTAATAACTTTACCTGATTCAGGAACTGGAACGTTATTGGGTGTATATTATACCTTTATAATAGGAGTTACAGCTACATCTAATGCACATAAAGTTGTGTTTACAGATACTACAAACGAAAAATTATACGGACAAATACACAGTGTTGATACAGATTCATCTGATGCGTTTGATACTTTTGCGGCGCAAGCAGGTGACGGCTTTTCTGCTATAAGCAGTAACGGCACAACAACTGGTATTATCGGTACAAAATACACAATAACAAATTTTGCAGCAGACAAATGGTATATTGAAGGGCATATACATTGCACAGGCAGTCCTTCTACACCGTTTGCAACATCATAATTATGGCGTTTAAAATGAAAAGCATTGCAGAGCTATTAGGCTTTAATGCTAAATATTCTAAACAAAAATCTTTTGTATTTGAATCAAAACTACCTAAAAAAGTTCGTGGTATGATTGATATGAATGGTAGGATAGATGTAAATAAAAATTTATCTGAAAAACAAAAAGCAGAAACAGTAGCACACGAGCGTTTGCATTTACAACAAATGAGAGATGGTGTGCTAAAGTTTGATAGAAATAATTATTATTATAAACCTAAAGTAAATGGTTTTACTTTAATAATACCAACAAAATTGGTTGATACAAGGAGAAGAGATTTGCCTTGGGAAGAATCAGTAATACAAAAAATAAAAAAATTAAAAAAAAATAAAAAATAGAAACTATGCCAGGTAAAAAAGGATTGATGCCGTTGCAGGGATCAAAAATATATGAAAAATATAAAATGAAAGATATGCATCCTAAGGACATGCATTCAAAAGATTATCATACTAAAGATATGCACTCTAAAGATATGCACTCTAAAGATATGCATTCTAAAGATATGCATTCTAAGGATATGCATCCAAAAGCTATGGGTATGAAAGTGCAAGGTAAAATACTTAGAGTTATGGGTAATAGAGGTACAAAAAATAACGATATGCCTTTTAAACAATTAGATATTGAAAATGCAAAAGCTATGGATTTTAATATAGGCAAGCCAAAAGAAATGTTTGAAAAAGTAATGGATCATGAAAGGGGGCTTGAAGAGTTAGCAAATAAAAATAAAGGGCTAAAATATATAGGACATGAGGGGCCAAAAGACATGCACTCTAAAGATATGCATCCAAAAGATCATGCATTTCCTAAAGCAAAGAAAATGAAAAAGAAACTTACAAATTTAAAGCGACAATGAAAGTAAAAGCTCCAAAAGGTTTTCATTGGATGAAAACACCTGGCAAAGCACCAAAGCTTATGAAACATAGTGGTAAGTTTGTTAAACATAAAGGAGCAAGCTTAACATATAATTTTGCAATACAAAAATTGCATAAAAAATAGTATATTAGCATTAAAATAAAACCGGCCCGGTATAGGGCATAAACCATTAATAACAATTAAACCTTAAAACTATGACGTTTTATTACCAGACTCAATCGTGGAGTAGTCAACCACAAATTTCAGAAAAAACCATTAACCTTTGGAAACACGTTTCAGATAAATCAAACTGGCGTATAGTACAATTACCAAACGGGTTTTATCAAACTGAATACCAAGAACCTAATAAAGAAGATACTTGGCACGACGTTACAAGGCGTGAAACTTTAGAAGGCGCAGAGCAAGCAATTGATAGTTCAGTTGCGCACTACGGAAAAAAGCTAGAGTTTTTAAAAGGCCCTAAAGTCGTTAAAACTTTTAAATAAAGTTAAATTAAATTAAATTAAATTAAATGCAAAATTCACAAGATCAAATTAAAGATCTTAACTTTGGCAGTAATGCTCAAGATAAGATATTTAATGGAATTGACAAACTCACAAAGGCTGTTGGCTCTACATTAGGAGCCAGCGGCAAGTGTGTTATATTAGAAGATGTAATAGGCAGACCAACAATAACAAAAGATGGTGTTACAGTAGCAAATGCTATAAATCTGCAAGACCCAGTAGAAAATATTGGGGCTACATTAATTAAAGAAGCTGCAAGAAAAACAGTTAGTGAAGCAGGTGATGGTACAACAACCGCAACAGTTCTTGCGCATGCAATATTAAAATATGCAAAACAACAACAGGATAAAAGCTCTATAAGAGATATAAAAAATGAAATAATTAAGGCTTACGGGTCTGTTGTTAAATACCTAGATAAAATAGCTGTGCCAATAAAAGGTAGTATGCTTAATCAAGTTGCTTCTATATCATCAAACAATGATATTGAATTAGGCAGTGTTATTGGCGAAGCATTTAATAAAGTAGGTAAAAATGGGGTAGTTCTTATGGACCCCGATACTAAGTCAGAGATTACAAGTGTTGATGTAGTAAAAGGCTCACAAATAAATCAAGGATATGCGCACCCTAATTTTGTGACCAACGTAGCAAAACAAACATGCACGCTTAACAATCCATTAGTACTACTCGTGAGCTCTCCTATTACTACGATTAGAAAAATACAGTTTATTTTAGAATATGCTGTTGAAAATAATCGTTCAATACTTATTATAGCTGAATTAGAAAAACAACCTATGGCTGCTGTAATAATGAATAAACTTAAAGGTAATATAAAAGCGTGTGTGGTAACTCCGCCTGGCTTTAACCTTTGGAAAAAAGATTTTTTAGATGATATTGCTTCAATTACAGGGGCTTTACACATTAACGAAGAATTTGGTGATGATATAGATCTTATAAAACCAGATATGTTAGGTACTTGTGAAAAAGCTGTTATTGATTCAAAATCAACTGTATTAAAAATAAAAGACATACCTGAAGCTTCTAAAGAAAGAATTAATATTATAGAAGAGCATTTAAATAGCAACACCCCGAGTTTAAAGACCGATAAGCTACAAGAAAGATTAGGTATACTTTCCGGAAACGTAGCGGTTATAACTGTAGGGGCAAACTCAGATGTTGAGCATAAGGAAAAGAAAGATCGTGTTGAAGATGCGATACACGCTACAAAAGCCGCTGTTAAAGAAGGTATTGTGCCCGGTGGCGGCGTAGCTCTTCTTAACGCTGCAAAAAATATAAGCAGTACTACACAGGGAGCTAATATATTTAAAAAAGCAATAAGTGAACCTTATTTTAAAATACTTCAAAACTCTGATATAGATTTTGTTTATGATAATAAAAAAGGTTATGGCGTTGATGTTACTACTGGAAAAACGGTAAATATGTTTAAAAAAGGTATTGTTGACCCAGTGCTTGTAACAAAAACAGCATTAAAAAACGCAGTATCTGTTGCAACTACAATATTATCTACAGATTGTGTAATTAATAATATAAAATAATTATGCAAGCTATAGGTATTTATTTAGTTATAAAAGAAATAAAAGAAAAACCCACGAAAACTAAAGGTGGACTTTTACTTACAGATAAATTAAAAGAAGATATAAGGTATAGAAAAGGTATAATAAAATCTGTTGGAGAACTTGTAAAAGGTGTAAAAGCAGGTGATAGTATATTTTATGATAAGCATGCTGGGTTTAATATAGAGTTAGATAAAGAAATTTATTTAGTCATAAAACAACAAGACGTAGTAATTGTATTGTGAAAAGATTAGAGCCAAATGATTTAAGAGACATAGGGCTTTTTAAACATTATCGAGTTGTAAGACGTTGGGCGTGTAAAACAAATAATTTAAAAGATGCTGATTTAGAGCTACTTATATATTTTGATTGTATAAATTTATTTACAAGACAAGATTATATAAACGGTGTTTATGCTATGAGCTGGGATAAACATCGGTGGGAAAGATTAGTAAGAAATGGTTGGATAGTTGTTTGGCGAAAAAGAAATAGAACCAACCAAAAATATAATATATATAAAACTTCTTTTAAATGCAAACAACTTATAAGTAGAATATATAGAATTTTATTAGGTAAAGAAGATTTACCTACTAGCACACAAAGAAACAAAATAATGCTTGGTAATACTTATACAGATAAAGTATTAAGCAAAGCAATAAAATTAATAAATAAAGATAAAAATAGATAAAAATGGCATACGGAGATATAACAAATGAGTTTGTTAATGGTTATGTAACAAGAAGTAGAACAGGTGTTGAAACCATAACCAGCGCTGTTGTATTAAAAGATGGCAGTACAAAAGGTAGTGCTGCTATAGATTTTACTAGCAATACATTAAACTTAGATCAATTAACAGCAATACAAGCTAAAAATAAAGCTGGTGTATACGTAGGAACCGCGGGGGATTTATGTGTTTTATTATCAGGACAAAGCGCACCAATTGCTACTGGTACTGCAGATGGAAATACTGCTAATAAATTAATTGATTCTGGCGCAACTTTTACAACTATTAAAGGCGGTATACAAAAAAGAGATATTGCTGTAAACTTAACAGATAGTACAGCTGCTTTTGTAGGCGCTGTAGATAGCGCAACTACACTATCTTTAGTTGACGTTTCAAATAGTAACTCAGATACTTTTCCTGACGGTAATGAAAATTATGAAATTTATAGAGCTATACTTTTTCAAAATATAGCAGCTGGTTCATTATTGCCTATAGAAGTTGACAGAGTATTTAGCTTAGGGACTACTACAACTGATATAATATTATTATACTAAAATGCCTTTTATTACAGCATTATTAAAGTTAACAGCGGTAAATAATAGAATAATATTTCCAGATGTAGGATTAGCTGGTTTATTAACAGCAGACTATAATGAAGTTACCGCAGATTCAGATAAATATTTAGCAGATTCAACAACAACATAAAAATAAAAAATGGCTATACAAGTAATTAATATTGGTACAAACGCAAATGACGGCACAGGAACTACGTTAAGAGATGCTTTTGATATTGTTAATGATAATTTTACAGAATTATATGCAGGCGGCACTACAGCTTTAAGCTATAAAGTAGAAGGCACTAATTTTACAGGGTCATTAATTATTGGGCATAATACTACAGGTACATTAAGCAGTGCAACTTCAAATACAGCTGTTGGAATACAGGCTTTAGAATCAATAACAAGCGGAGTTAATAATGTTGCTATGGGTAAAGAGGCTTTATCATCTGGTGCAGCTGATTCTGACAATATAGCTATTGGTTTTCAAGCTATGGGTAGTACAAGCAACGCAAGAGCTAATGTTGCTGTTGGTTATGCGGCGCTTAAATCTTTAACTTATGGTACTTTAACATATGCTCATAATGTAGCTATGGGTTTTCAATCAGGAACAGATGTAACTAGTGGAACTCAAAATACTCTTATTGGCGGACAAGCAGGTTTTAGTATAACATCAGGATTTGGTAATGTGGCGATAGGTTATCAAGCACTTTATAGTGAAGACGGGCATGGAACAAACACAGCGCTAGGCTATCAAACATTAAGAAACCAAGACGCAGGTGCTCATGCTTATAACATAGCTATTGGTTATCAAGCAGGTATATCTATTACAACTGGAAGTCAAAATACTCTTATTGGTGGATTAGCAGGTGATGCTTTAACAACTGGTGGAGGGAATGTCGCTATAGGTGAACAAGCTTTGTCCGCGGAAGACGCGCACGGAAGAAATACAGCTATTGGTTACCATACTTTAGCTGCTCAAGATGCGGGCGCACACGCTTATAATGTGGCTGTAGGTTATGAAGCTGCTAAGTCTATAACAACAAGTGTACATAATACTATTCTTGGCGCAAGAGCGGGTAAATCTTTAACTACAGGCCAAAAAAATGTAGCTATTGGTTATGAAGCATTAGGCACTGAAGATGAAAAAGGCTTTAATGTTGCTGTAGGTCATAGTGCTTTAAAAACTCAAAATACATCTTCACACGCCTATAATGTAGCAGTTGGTTATGAAGCTGGTACTGATTCTACCACAGCAGTTGAACTTACGCTTATAGGAGGTCAAGCAGGTGCTAATATAACTACAGGCAGTAATAATGTGGCTGTTGGATATAGAGCTTTGAAAACTGAAGATGAGGGTAAAAGATGTGTAGCAATTGGCAATGAAGCTTTAACAAATCAAGATGGTGATGTTACTAATGTTAATAATACAGCGGTAGGTTTTCGAGCAGGGACTAACGTAACAACAGGTCAAAAAAATACAATAATAGGAAGCTTGGCTGGTGATAGTGGTACAAACGATTTAACAACTGGCGATAATAATATTTTACTAGGTTTTGAAGCGGCCGCATCTGCCGCAGATGTGTCTAATGAAATAACTTTAGGAGATAGTAACATATCAGCTATTAGAGCTCAGGTAACATCAATAAGCTCATTATCTGATAAAAGAGATAAAACAAACATTAAAGAATCAAAATACGGTATTAATTTTTTAAATAAATTAAAACCTGTTACTTTTACATGGGATCATAGAGATAATAGTTTAAATAAAGGTAAAAAAGATGTTGGGTTTATAGCTCAAGATTTACAAGAAATAGATGATGAATATACTAAATTAGTTTATGATTCTAATCCTAATAAACTTGAAGCTACATATGGAAGACTAATCCCTATACTTGTAAAAGCAGTACAAGAGTTGTCTGAAAAAGTAAAAGAATTAGAAAATAAATAATAATTTGAAATAAATAATAACAATAAATTAATTAATTATGTCTTTAGAATACACACAAGAAAATGCTAATCAAGATGTTTTTTCAATAGATGACAATATTAAAATTTGTGAAACTATAGAAGCTATTGACGAAAGTCTTAGAACAGATGAGCAAAAAAATGAGTTATTTAAAAGTGTTGGCCATATTAAAATTAAAATGGCTATACCTCTTTTTGTATCAACTCTTTCTGCAACTCAAAAAGAATCTATTGAAAAGTTAGAATTATAAAATAATAAATAATTATGGCGAGTAAAAAAGCTCCTTCAAGAAAAAAATCTTTAGGTTATTATGCTAAGGTAAAAAAGGGTAAAGGGCGAGGTAAAAAAGCTGGTGGCGGTATGACCGCAAAAGGAGTTGCTAAATATAGAAGAGACAACCCTGGAAGTAAATTAAAAACAGCTGTTACAACTCCTCCTTCAAAATTAAAGCCAGGCAGTAAAGCAGCTAAAAGAAGAAAATCATTTTGCGCTCGATCTAAAAATTGGACTTCTGAAAGAGGAAAAGCTGCTCGTAGAAAATGGAATTGTTAAAATAATGTCAAAGAAAAAATTTAAAGATACTAAAGTAGGCAAATTTTTATCTAACGTAGCTCCTAATATTGTAGGGGGTGTGGGTGATGTTTTACCTAACAGTGGTGTTTTAGGTATAGTTAAAAATCTTATATCAAAAGACGAAACAATAACAGTTGAAGATAAAGAAAAAGCATTAAAACTTTTAGAACAAGATATGGTTGAAATGCAAGAAGTTTCAAAAAGATGGTCAAGCGATATGAAGTCAGATTCGTGGTTAAGTAAAAATACAAGACCTATGACTCTTATATTTTTAACAATATCTTTAGTTATTTTAATTTTATTAGATAGTTTTAAAATACCTTTTGAAATTAGTACCGGCTGGGTAGATCTTTTAAAATCGCTTTTAATAACTGTATACGTAGCCTATTTTGGTTCACGTGGAGCTGAAAAGTTCCAAACAATTAGAAAACAATAAATTAAATTTAATAAAATGAAAAAAATAAAAAAAGAGGAGCTTGAGCTACTTCAAAAACAACAAACAGATAAACAAACGCTTTTAAACGCTATTGGCATAGCCGAGGCACAAAAACACGATCTTTTACATGGGCTATCAGGGTTAATGCAAAAAATAAAAGAAACTGCAGATACGCTCGAAAAAGAGTACGGTAAAATAAATGTAAATTTAGAAGATGGTACTTACGAAAAAGTAAAAGAAGAAGAAAGTAATAAAAAATAAAAAGCACCGATGGCTAAGTTAATTAGAAAAATAAGCATAGGTACAGATTATAAAAATGAAGCGATGCATTATTCTGTAGGGCAAAATGTTTATGGCGGACACTGTATATCAAATATTCTTTTTGATGAAAAAGATAGTTCGTATAATATATATATTAAAAAAAACAATGAAACATTGCCGTGGAAAAAGTTTAATAAAAACATGGCGATCTCTATTGAATACGATTTAGAGTATTAATGCAAAGTTTATTTAATTTTATAATTCAACCTAAAAATGGCAGATATACTAATACTGTTAAAATAGGTGCAAAAGAATTAATCATAAATACTTCTATTGAAGACCATAAATTTGTAAATCGCGTAGGTATTGTAAAATCAATACCTTTAGTTGGCGAAACAAATATTAATATAAATGATGAAGTAATTGTACATCATAATGTTTTTAGAAGATTTTATGATATAAGAGGTAATGAAAAAAATTCAACTTCTTATTTTAAAGAAGATTTATATTTTTGTTATCCTGACCAAATATTTTTATATAAAAGCAAAAATAAATGGAAAGCTCCGTATGATTTTTGTTTTGTAAAACCCCTTGCTGAAAAAAACAATTTAAGCGTTAATAAAGAACAAAAGCATATTGGTATATTAAAATATGGAAATAGTTCGTTAAAAGCCGCTAAAGTAAACGAGGGAGATATAATATGTTTTACTCCGAATAGCGAATATGAATTTATTATAGATAATAATAGATTATATCGTATGAAAACTAGAGATATTGCAATTAAATATGAATACAAAAAAAACGAAATCGAATATAATACAAGCTGGGCAAGTGGCAGTTGATGAATTAATAAAGGTAGCAAAAGAACCTATAGTAGATTCAGAAGATGATATATCAGCTGACCGTTTAAAAAATGCTGCAGCTACAAAAAAATTAGCCATATTTGATGCGTTTGAAATACTAAGACGTATTGAAGAAGAAGAGGCTTTATTAAATGATAAGCCCATAGAAACAAAAGCTAATTCATTTAAAGGTTTTGCAGAAGGTAGATCAAAATGAAATACAAACAAAGCTTATATAAAATATTAGATAATCATATAAAACCAAAAACTATATCAACTTTAAATAGATATAAAAAATGGGAATATGGTTATAATGAAGAACACGATGTTGTTGTTATTAGTAGAAGCGGGAAGATAGGTGAGATATATGAAATACAAAATTTAAAAATAGCTTTGCCTTTACAAGAAAATATTTATAAACGCTCTAATAAAATTAAAGAACAATATTGGGAAGTTTTTGAATATTCTAAACAATTGCAAAAAATTAAAAGTGTATTTGATTGGAATAAATATCCAGCAGATTTTAAAGATAAATGGTATGACTATATTGATGAAGAATTTAAAAGACGCGAAGAAGGCTTTTGGTTTTATAATAAAGGTTTACCTGTTTATATTACTGGGACTCATTATATGTACTTGCAGTGGAGCAAGATTGATGTTGGGAAGCCAGACTTTAGGGAAGCAAACAGATTATTCTATATATTCTGGGAAGCTTGCAAAGCAGACTTGCGATGCTACGGGCTGTGCTATCTCAAAAACAGACGTTCAGGATTCTCTTTTATGGCCTCAGGTGAAATTGTCAATTTGGCAACAATATCATCTGACTCACGGTACGGGATACTGTCCAAATCAGGGGCTGATGCAAAGAAGATGTTTACCGATAAAGTGGTACCAATATCCGTCAACTATCCGTTTTTTTTCAAACCCATACAAGACGGTATGGATAGACCAAAAACCGAATTGGCATATCGTGTCCCGGCAAGTAAATTCACCAGAAAGAAATTATTGGCAAACGAGCGTATTGAGGGGAGCGAGGAGCTCACAGGGCTCGACACAACCATCGACTGGAAGAATACAGGCGACAACTCGTACGACGGAGAGAAACTATCTCTCCTCATCCACGACGAGGCAGGTAAATGGGAGAAGCCAGAGAACATACTCAACAACTGGAGAGTTACCAAAACGACATTAAGATTAGGAAGTAATATAGTTGGAAAATGCATGATGGGCTCAACTAGTAATGCATTAGATAAAGGCGGTGAAAATTTTAAAAAATTATACAATGATTCAGACGTTACTAAACGAAATAGAAACGGACAAACAAGTTCAGGACTCTATTCTTTGTTCATACCTATGGAATGGAACTACGAAGGATACATTGATTCTTATGGATTACCTGTCTTCGATACGCCAACAGAAAAAACTTTTACGCCAGATGGGTATAACATCAAACAGGGTGTAATTAATTATTGGGAAAATGAAGTTGAAGGTTTAAAGAATGACCAAGATACTTTAAATGAATTTTATAGACAATTTCCGCGTACAGAAAAGCACGCTTTTAGAGATGAAACAAAACAATCTTTATTTAATCTAACTAAAATATATGAGCAAATAGATTATAATGAAGATTTAAAAAGAACTAATGTTGTAACACGCGGTAATTTTCAATGGCAAAATGGTGTAAAAGATAGTAAAGTACAATTTATACCAAATAATAAAGGAAGATTTAACATAAGCTGGATACCTGAAATAAATTTACAAAATCGCGTAATATTAAAACAAGGTATTCGTTATCCAGCAAATGAGCATATTGGTGCTTTTGGTTGTGATAGCTATGATATATCTGGTACAGTTGATAAAATTGGTTCTAACGGTGCATTGCACGGTCTTACTAAATTTAGTATGGAAAACGCTCCTTCTAATATGTTTTTTTTAGAATATGTAGCAAGACCTCAAACCGCAGAAATATTTTTTGAAGATATACTTATGGCATTAGTTTTTTATGGTATGCCGGTTCTTGCAGAAAATAATAAGCCAAGATTATTGTATCATTTAAAAAGAAGAGGATATAGAGGTTTTTCAATGAATCGTCCTGACAAAATATATAATAATTTATCAATATCAGAAAAAGAAATAGGCGGTATACCAAATACTTCTTATGATATAAAGCAAGCGCATGCCGCTGCTATAGAATCTTATATTGAAAATCATGTAGGATTAATTAATGAAGATTACGGTAATATGTATTTTCAAAGAACATTAGAAGATTGGGCAAAATTTGATATTAATAATAGAACAAAATTTGATGCATCAATTAGTTCTGGATTAGCTATAATGGCTTGTAATAAAAATTTGTATAGGCCAAGTCAAATAAAACAAATAAAAAATATAAGTCTTGGTATTAAAAAATATGATAACCGAGGTGTACGATCAAAAATAATTTAAACGAATGATTAATAAAGGCGTTAAAGGTTCTTTTCCTAGTCAAGCAGTAAGTGACGCTGAAAAAATGTCCGCTGAATATGGAGCAAAAGTTGGTAGGGCTATAGAGCATGAATGGTATAGTAATACAACTTCTTCAAATATGTATATGAATTATAGACAAAATTTTCATAATTTACGTTTATATGCAAGAGGAGAACAATCTGTAAGAAAGTATAAAGATGAGCTATCGATAAATGGTGATTTAAGTTATTTAAACTTAGATTGGAAACCAGTTCCAATAATACCAAAATTTGTAGATATTGTTGTAAACGGTATGGCAGATAGATCTTATGATGTAAAAGCATATTCGCAAGACCCCGCAGCTATTAAAGAGCGTACAGATTATGTTGAAGCTATATCAACAGACATGAATGCTAAAGAATTAAATGATACGGTATTTAATGAATTAGGCGTAGATATATATAATACGGACCAAACTAAATTACCTGAAACAAATGAAGAGTTACAGTTGCACATGCAACTAGATTATAAACAAAGTATTGAAATAGCTGAAGAAGAAGCTATAAATAGTATATTTGATAAAAATAAATACGATGAAATAATAAAACGTATAAATTATGATTTAGTCGTAATAGGTATAGGGGCGGCAAAAAGTTCTTTTAATAAAGCAGAAGGAATTAAGATTGAATATGTAGACCCCGCAGATTTAGTTTATTCTTATACTGATTCTCCTAATTTTGAAGATATATATTATGTAGGAGAAGTAAAACAAATATATGTTAACGAACTTAAAAAACAATTTCCTGAGTTAACAGACGAAGAACTTGAAAGCTATAGAGGATATAATAAAAGCAGCTACGACTATAGCAATTATGATTTAAATAATCAAGACGAAAATGCTATAACAGTTTTATATTTTGAATATAAAACACATATGAATCAAACATATAAAATAAAGAAAACAGCAACAGGTGGTAATAAGGCTATAGAAAAAGATGATACATTTAATCCGCCTAAAAGCGAAGAGTTTGAAAAAGTTAGTAGGGCCATTGAAGTTATATATGAAGGCGTTAAAATAGTTGGTAGTAATAAACTTTTAAAATGGGAGCTAAAGAAAAATATGATGCGCCCTAAATCAGATACTACAAAAGCACAAATGAGTTATGCTATTGTAGCGCCAAGAAAATATAGAGGTAAAATAAATTCGCTTGTTGAAAGAATAACTGGTTTTGCTGATATGATACAACTTACGCATTTAAAATTACAACAGGTAATGTCGCGTATGGTGCCAGACGGCGTATATGTTGATGCTGATTCACTTGCAGAAATAGACTTAGGCAATGGAACAAATTATAATCCGCAAGAAGCTCTTAATATGTATTTTCAAACGGGTAGCGTAATTGGTAGATCAATGACGCAAGATGGTGATATGAATCGTAATAGATTACCAATAACTGAATTAACTTCTAGTAATGGCCAAGCAAAACTATCATCGCTTATAAATACATATCAATATTATTTACAAATGATACGTGATGTAACCGGACTAAATGAAGCAAGAGACGGAAGCGTTCCTGATAAAAATGCTTTAGTTGGTTTACAAAAACTTGCTGCCGCAAATTCAAATACGGCTACAAGACATATATTACAGTCTAGCTTATATATAACTCTTACAATGGCTGAATGTATTTCTATGCGTGTTTCAGATGTAATAGAATATTCACCCACTAGAGAGTCTTTTATTAAAAGCTTAGGTAAATTTAATGTTGCAACTTTAGAAGAAATGGCAAGTTTGCATTTGCATGATTTTGGTATATTTATAGAATTAGCGCCTGATGAAGAAGAAAAAACTAGATTAGAAAATAATATACAGGTAGCATTGCAACAAAAAAGTATTAATTTAGAAGACGCAATAGATATTAGAGAAGTTAGAAATATAAAACTTGCTAATCAATTATTAAAAATACGCAGAACCAAAAAAGAAGCACTTGATAGAGAAAGACAAAAAGAAAATATTCAAGCGCAAGGACAAGCAAATCAACAATCCGCGCAAGCCGCTGCATTAGCTGAAACTCAAAAACAACAAGCTATAGCGGAAACAAAAGCTCAATTAGCGCAAGCACAAGCGCAGCTTGATTTAGAAAAGTTAGAGCGAGAGGCCGCGATTAAAAAAGAATTAATGCAATTAGAATTTAATCTAAACATGAGATTAAAAGAAGTTGACAAAAAACAAGTAAACGAAAAAGATAAGTTTAAAGAAGATCGTAAAGACGAAAGAACTAGAATACAAGCGAGTCAGCAAAGTGAACTTATAGAACAAAGAAAAACAAACGCGCCGGCTAAAAATTTTGAATCGGCAGGGTTTGATAATTTAGGTGGTTTTGGACTTGAACAGTTTGATCCACGTTAACATTTATTAATTTTTATATTATTATATTATGACACAAGAAGAAAAAGTTGTAGAAGAATTAGTTGTAGAAACTAAACAAGAAGAAACAACAGAACAAAAAGAAGCAACAGAAAAACAACCTGCTGATAATCAAAAGGTTAATCGTGATTATGTTGAAAAAAAAGAAGATGGAACTATTAAGTTAGATTTAAACAAATTAAAAACATTTCAAGAAAATGCCGTTCAAGAGCAAAGCACAAATGAGGTTCCTTTACGCGACGAATCCAAGTCTAGCGAAAAAATACAGACTGAAAACGTCGAAAAAGAAAATGAAGAAATTACCGGAGAAAGTAAAAAAGAAGAAACGCCCGTAATAGAAGAAATAAAGGATAGTGAAAATAAATTAGATACAACAAACGAAACAAAAGAAATTGTTGATGCTAAACCTGTCGAATCTATACCTGAAAAAGAAGAAGTATTACCGCAAAAAGAAACGCAACAACTACCCGAAAATATACAATCAGTAGTTAAATTTATGAAAGAAACAGGCGGTTCATTAGAAGATTATGTAAGATTAAATGCTGATTATTCTAATGTAGATGAAAATACTTTATTAAGAGAATATTATAAATCAACTAAACCGCATCTTAATTATGAAGAAATATCTTTTTTAATGGAAGATGATTTTTCATTTGATGAAGAAGTTGATGAACCGCGAGTAATTAAAAAGAAAAAATTAGCTCGCAAAGAAGAAATTGCTAAAGCCAAAAAGTTTCTTGGCGGACTGAAAGATCAGTATTACAAAGAAGTTAAGTTAACGTCTAAGTTAGATCCTAAGCAAAAAGAAGCTATTGACTTTTACAATACATATAACCAAGAACAAACCAAAATCGTTGAAAACCAAAAACAACAACAGCAACATTTTTTAAACGAAACCAATAAAGTATTTAATGATAATTTCAAAGGTTTTGATTTTACTGTTGGAAACAAAAAGTATCGTTATAATATAAAAGATGTTGATAGTGTAAAAAAATACCAAAGCGATATTGTTAATTTCGTAAACGAGTTCGTTGACGATAAACAACTAATTAACAATGCACCAGGCTATCATAAAGCTTTATATTCAGCTAGAAATATTGATAAAATTGTTAATCATTTTTATGAGCAAGGTAAAGCTGATGCTATTAAAGAGACTGCAATACAAGCTAAAAATGTAGATATGTCTCCACGCACAGCGCCTGTTGTTGAAGCAAACGGTATTAAGTTTAGAGTTTTAAGCGGTGATGATAATTCTAGGTTAAGATTTAAAATTAAAAAATAACTTAAAAATATTAAAAAATGGCTTTTAATACATCATTAGGATTAGGTGGATCATTTTCACTTACTCCAACCCCAAACCCCGTTGTAAGCGATAATAATTATATCGATTTTACATCATCGGCTACAGCCGGTTGGGCGCAACAATATCTGCCAGAGTTATATGAACAAGAAGTAGAAAGATATGGTAATCGTACTATTTCTGGTTTTTTACAAATGGTAGGGGCAGAAATGCCTATGACATCTGACCAAGTTGTTTGGTCTGAGCAAAATCGTTTACACATTGCATACAAGAATTCTGACGAATCAAATAAAGGTGTTACTGTTAATGACGCTTCTGCTAATACTATAGCTTTAGGAAGTGCTCTTAATAACTCTATTAGAGTAGGTAATACTATTTTAGTAACTGATGCTGCAACTGGACTTAAAACAATACAATGCTATGTTTCTGCTTCTAGTGGGACTGCTGTTACAGCTTTACCTTACAAGCAAACAACACTAGCTGGGGCCGACGGCACTCAGGTTGTTTTTGCTGATAGCGAAAAAATTAACATTTTTGTTTATGGTTCTGAATTTGCAAAAGGTAGCTCTACTATGTCAGGAGAATTAAAACCCGAATTTACGCAGTTTAGTAATAAGCCAATAATTATTAAAGATCACTTTAAAATTTCTGGTTCTGATACTGCACAAATTGGTTGGGTTGAAACTACTGATGAAGCTGGACAAACCGGCTATTCTTGGTACTTAAAATCTGCAGGTGAAACAAAATTAAGATTTGAAGATTATCTTGAAACTTCATTAGTTGAATCAGTAAAAGGTGTACCTGGAGCGTCAACTGTTGATAGCACACTCGCTGACGCAGGTGATGACTTTGGTACTGAAGGTTTATTTGCTGCTATTGAAACTAGAGGTAATGTTTTTGAAGATTTAGCTACGCTAGGTGATTTTGATTTGTTACTTAAAAATCTTGATAAGCAAGGTGCTATTGAGGAAAACATGTTATATGTTAATCGTTCATTAGCTCTTACTCTTGATGATATGGTAGCAGGTCTTAATGCAAACTTCCAAGGTGGTGCTTCATTTGGTACTTTTAATAACGACGCTGATATGGCATTAAACTTAGGTTTCAGTGCTTTTAGAAGAGGTTCTTATGACTTTTATAAGTCTGATTGGAAATACTTAAATCAAGCAGATGCAAGAGGTGGATTTGGTGACGTATCTGGTACTTTAATACCAGCCGGTACATCAACTGTCTACGATCAAAATCTTGGTAAAAACATGACACGTCCTTTCTTACACGTAAGATATAGAACTTCATCAACTGATGACAGAAGATTAAAAACTTGGGTCACTGGTTCAATTGGTTCTGCAACTTATACAGGAGATGACATTATGGAAGTTCACTATTTATCTGAAAGATGTTTAGTAGTTCAAGGAGCTAATAACTTTGTACAACTTAAAGAATCATAATATTAACCCTTAAAAACTAAACAAAATGAGTAAATTCTTAATTTTCATAGATGCAGCTGATGATGCTGCAATGTATCCAGTTGAGTCACTATTAGGTTTAACAGTAGCAGGCGACGGAGCCTTAATTGTAAAATTTAAAAGTTCAATAGGTAAAAGTGATGGAGGCGATATAGTTACATTAACTGTAACCGCTGACACCGAGCTAAAAGTTTTTAAATCTTTAGCAAAGTCTATTTCTGATATTGGATCTTTTAGCGGCGAAAACTTTTTAGTTGTTTGTGATGACGTAAACTCAGTATTTGCGCACCCAGACATACTAAGCTGTGCAATCACACTTGACACATAAGTCAATTAATCAATGAAAGCAAAAGGGGCTTCGGCCCCTTAGGCTTTTATTTTAACTATTTAATTATATTATATTATGGAAACAAAAACAAAAACAGCTCCTAAATGGGAGATAAAAGATAGATTTTATTATCTAAAAGGTTCTAATGAACCATTAAGCTATGTGTTGGCTTCAAAGTCTACACCTAGAAAACCATTATTATGGTTTGATGAAGAAAAAGGTTATAACAGAGAGATACGTTATGCTAGTAATCAAAAATCTTGTTTTATAGACGAGCAAGATAACAATGTAATACTAGACCACATTATATTTGAAGATGGTGTTCTTAATGTACCAAAAGAAAATCAACCTTTACAAAAATTACTTTCATTATATCACCCTAAAAAAGGTTATGTATATGAAGAAAAAGATGAAGTTGCAGAAGCAAAAGAAGATCTTATATCTATTGAAACAGAAATGCAAGCTTTAAATACAGCTATAAGTATAGATATAGATCAAGCAGAAGCAATACTTAGAGTAGAATTGGGTTCATCAGTAAGTAATATGAGTAGCGCAGAATTAAAGCGTGATTTATATTTATTTGCTAAAAACAATCCGCTTTTATTTTTAGAACTTGTAAATGATGATAATGTTCAACTTAGAAACTTAGCTATAAAAGCTCAAGAGTTAAATATTATAAAACTTTCGCAAGATCAAAGAACATTTAAATGGGGAAGTAACGGTAAAAAATTAATGACAATACCGTTTGATGAAAATCCTTATTCTGCATTTGCAGCATTTCTAAAGACAGATGAAGGCGTAGAAGTTTTCAAGTCTATAGAAAAGAAATTAAAATAATTAACTAATAGCAACGGCCCTTTAATTAGGGCCAAAGCTATAATACATAAAGAATATGGCGATAAGCGTTGACCAAGTTTATACTACTGTTTTATATATTATAAATAAAAATGGTGGTGGGTACTTAACACCCGACAACTTCAACAAAATAGCTAGGTTAGCACAGTTAGATTTGTTAGAAAAAGCTTTTGAAGATTATAACAGAGCCTTATTTAGAGAAAAAAGAGGCGGTGTTGGCAGTGATTATGCTGATATACCCGAAAGAATACGTGATAAAATAGATGTATTTTATAAAACCAATACTAATGGTTTAACAGTTACAGGTTCATTAATACCTAATACAGAATTTATAGACGATGCAAATTCTAGAAGTTTTGCAAATACACAAAATGATAATTATGTTGACGGTACATATACAAACGTACCGATAATAAAAATATCTGGAGGCACGTCAACTGCTACTTGTACAGTAATTGTTGAAAACAAAACAGTTATATCTCTTATTATAGTAAATCCAGGTTCAGGTTACGCAGCTTCTGAAAATTTAGCTATAAATGCAAGCAGCATAGGCGACACATCTGGTTTAGATACACAAATAACTTTTAATACAAGTTCACAAGGTGATATTGCTACAGATTTAGGTGTATTTACTTTGCCTACAACAACATCTAGTACAACTAATTCTGCATTTAGTACATCTGATATTTATAAAATAATAGATTTAACTGTATCTAATAGAACAAAGTCTATAGAAAAAATAGACAAACATAAACTAACATATTTAGTTTCTTCACCACTTACAGCCCCAACAGAAACTTTTCCTGTATATTATACTAGAGATAATGATTTAGTTATAGAACCTGCACAAAGCACTGGCACTTGGAGTTTAGGAAATGTAACATTAGATTATATAAGTGTGCCCGAAGACCCCTATTATGCATTTACTACAAATACAAGTGAATTTGGTACACCTGTATATACAAGCACAGGTAGCGGTGTAGATTTTACTTTACACCCAAGTGATGAAATAGATTTAATACTTAGAATATTACAATACTCAGGTATTACTATAAACGATATACGTATTGTTCAACAAGCAGTACAAGAAAAACAAATACAAACTACTCAAGAAAATAATTAATGGCTTTACTTAAAGATACACAAGAAACATATTACGAAGGTGATAACTTCGGTACATATCAATACATAAGCTTTCAAAACATAGTTGAAAATTTTATTATTGGTTATGTTGGTGATGGTAAAATTATTGATAATGTATCAAGAACAGATATTATATTTCATGCGCAAAGAGGTATGCAAGAATTAAACTATGACGTTTTAAAAAGTCAAAAAGCAATTGAAGTAACTTTAAACACGGCTACGCTTGCAATACCAATACCGCAAGACTACGTTAATTATATTTCTGTAAACTATATAGATGACTCAGGTGTAAAAAGACCAATACAAAAAACAAGATTATCAAGCAACGCAAGCTTTTTACCTATACAAGATGAAAACTTTGGTTTTATATATACAAGCGACGGTAAAGTTATAGAAGCTAGTGATTCGGTTGCAGAACAAAGATTTAAAGAAGCAACAAAAGAAGATATAATAGAGCAAGATAAATTAAATTTTGATGTTGACCAAGATCTTTATGGGCAATTAAATTTTGGTCAAAGATATGGTAAAGAACCTGAAATTACTATGGTTAATGGTTTTTATACTATAAATTATAGAACAAACTCTTTTAATTTTAGCAGTGATTTATCAGGCAAAACTATTCACATAGAATATATATCAGATGGTATTGCTACCACTGAAGAAATGAGAATTAATAAATTAGCTGAAGAAGCTTTATATAAAATTATTGCTTACGCTATACTTTCAAATAAAAGAGGTATACCAGAATATATAGTGCAGCGATATAAAAAAGAAAGAAGAGCGGCAATACGTAATGCTAAAATAAGATTGTCTAATTTGAAGTCTATTGAAATAGCTCAAGTTATGCGAGGAAAATCAAAACGAATTAAACACTAATAGATGGCTGAAGATAAAAAAGTATTTCTTCAGGGTAAAATGAATCTTGATATTGATTCAAGATTATTGCCCAATGGAGAATACAGACAAGCTCAGAACATACAAATTACTACGTCTGAAAATTCGGATGTTGGTACTATACAAAATGTTTTAGGTAATTCTTTAGTAAGCATGGATCAAGCAAGCGAAACAGAATTAGCAGCACTTACAACTAATGATTTAATTGCTGTTAAAAACAACGCTGAAATAATTGGTTTTTATGCTGATGAAAAAAATAATAGAATATTTTATTTTGTTACAGACTTTCCGTTTAATACAACAACAATTATAAATAATATTAATTATACCAATCAAACAAGCTCAATTCCAACAGGTTTAGTGGGTGAAATAAATAACAACGGCGAGCCAATCGGACCTTCTATGGCAGATGATAGTAACTTTTGTGCAATATATGTTGTTGAAATAGGTACAGAAAATATTACTAAAAAAATTGTATCAGGTAAGTTTTTAAATTTTCATAAAGATTTTTTAATAACAGGTGTTAATTTAATAGATGATTTATTATTTTTTACAGATGGTTTTAATCAACCTAGAAAAATAAATGTTAGAAAAGCTTTACAAGATAATACATATTATGACAGTGAAGATAAAATATCTGTTGCGAAGTTTGCACCGTTTTTTGCGCCGCAACTTTTAAATTACAATGAACAAAACCCACCTGAAGGTATATTAGATGCTAATACATTAATGCTTGTACAAAATCAAAGTGGTTTAACATCTGATGGTACTATTGCTAATGATGTAAATGGTGATTTTTTAAAAGAAAAATTTGTACAATTTTCTTATAGATTTAAATTTGCAGACGGTGAATTTTCTACAATAGCACCGTTTACTCAAGCTTGTTTTATACCTGAAACAACAGAGCTTACTACAGCTATACAAAAACAAATATTTAAAAAAGGTAAACCATATTTTCAAGACGAAAGTACTGGTGATTCTAAAGGTATGGTTAACTCTATAAACAGTATTAAAATGTTTATTCGTATGCCTTCTAGTACACCTAATAAAGATTTTAATATTACTGATATAGAAATTTTATATCGTGAATCTAATAATAATTTAATAAGGTCTGTAGAAACATTAAGTTTACCTGATACAACGTTTAAAAGTCAAGTAATGACACCTGAGGAAACAGGTTCAGATGCTTTAAATTTTTTTCGTAATTATTTAGAATACACATATAAATCTACACTTCCTTATAAAACTTTGCCAGAAAGAGAAACAACAAGAGTTTATGACAACGTACCTTTAAACGCAAAAGCACAAGAAATAGTTGGAAGCAGAGTTGTATATGGTAATTTTGTACAGGATAGAGAATTACCTATACGTAATAATATAACAGGTTTAGATTTTGTAGCTAGTTCTAGCGCTAAGTTTGATACAACAACTTATTTACATACAGAATATAGTTTTCACTCTATAAAACAAAAAAGAAATTATGAAGTAGGTGTTGTTCTTTCTGATAAATATGGAAGACAATCACCTGTATTAACTTCAACAACAAAAGCAGGTAACGTATTTGTAGAAGGTAAATCTTCAACGTTTAATGCTAGCTCATGGGATAACGGAACAGTTATTAATGATACAACTCCTGGTAATGCCTCATTTTGTGGTGATGCTTTAAATATAACTTTTAATGAACCAATACCAGATACTTACGCGCAAGGCACTCAAATAGATATACCAGAAGACGTTCTTGTGATGATTAGCGGTAATCAACTTACAGCAGAAAATATAAACACAGGTAGTGGAGTTTTTTTAACTGATAATTTTAGCGTAGGCGATTTTATAAAAGGTAGGTATAGAGATTTTGTAAAAGTTACTGGAGTTAGTACTGTGCGTTTAGTTTGTGATGATGTAATAGCACATGACGCTATAAAAGGTGGGCAACAAAAAATAATATTTAAATACAAAATATCACCTTATGGTTGGTATTCTTATAGAATAGTCGTAAAACAACAAGAACAAGATTACTATAATGTATATACACCGGGTGTATTTAATTTTCAAGAAACTAGCGAAGAAAAAAGTTATTTTCCTATATTAGGTGATAGCATTAATAAAGTAACCAGAGATAAAGAATTTGCTAATGAGCAAGAAAAAGGACTAAGCACAAGTAAAACACGTTTATTTCCAAAAGTAATAAGCTTAGGAACTTCTTCTGACCAAGTACAGAGCAATAGTGGTATTATAGATGTTATAAGTGTTGGAACCGCTAAAGAGCAATCTTTGGTAAATAAAAATGGGCATGTTTATAATTTTATATTTGAACCTGAAAAGAATCATTTATTAGCACAAATACCGTATGTTTCTGAAACAAAAAGTTTTGGTATTGATAAAGCAAATACTGCTATTCATACTTTTACTTTACCTGCTAATGAAAGATTTGAAGTTACAAATGATTCAATGAAACAAATTGATGATAATGATGCAAGTATTACTTTTGCCGCAAGTAGTAATACCGCTGATACAGCAACAAAAATAGTTGTAGGTGATTTTTTAAGAGGAGCAGATAAAGATCTTGTTAAAGTAACTGCAATATCTAGCCCTAAAATAACAGCTGATGGAAATATAGATGTCGAAACGTATGAAGGAGTTTCTACTAAATCTATTAATAGCACACTTAATATAGGAACTAGTAGTGCGACTAAAAAAACCGCATATGATTTTCCTGTTTTTAACTATATACCGGGCGATACTTTACACGTTTTTGAAACAGAACCTTTTGAATCAGCGCTTGATATATATTATGAAACGGCAACTTCGGGATATATACATGAATTAAATGAAGATATTGCGGTATATAATAGCCCTAATAAAATATCATTTAGTGATACTACTAATACTTTTACAGAAGGTAAAGATTATACAAAATCAACGCCTACAAAAATTGCTAATATAAATATTGGCTCATCATTAGGAGATACATTTAATAGTCTTACACATGATTTAGTTTTAAATAAAGCAGAAGCGGTAAAAGATGAAAATCAACCTGAAATTGTTACTAATGATTTTCAAGTAACAAAAGATACTTCTAATCTTTACATTTTACAGTGCACAAAAAACTTCGTATACAGCGGAGTAACTACTGGTAGTTTTGTTTTTAAATTTAAGTTTACTGTAACTGATAAAAATACTAATGAAAGCTTTACAGATACTGCTGTTGCTAATTTAACAAATGAAGGACCTTTAATTGTCCTTAGTGGCTCTACAAATGTTTTTGATTTAGAAGACGCTGGAGTTGGAGATACAATTACTATTTTAGATGCTAATAATGGTGCAGCTCCTATTAGTAAAGAAGGTATAGGTTTTTATTTTAGAGCAGGTAATGTTAATACAGGAGCTATACAAAATGTTGATGATACTGGCAGTGTTAAAATAAACCATGAAACAGGTGAGTTAGTTTTAGAAAAAGTTTTTTTGGGCGATTTAGATTTAATTGTATTTATTTGTGACAATGTAATTAATTTTGATTTAGAAGGCATTGATTCAGCGTTAAACAACGGTGGAAAAGAAATAACAGAACAAATAGTAATCAATAATAAAGGCTATTCTATATTTACAATACCTGAAGAAAACTTTGCAGAAAATGATAACGATGTAGCTAACGCGTCGAAACATTGGTATAATGAAGTTACAAATACTGTTCCTAATTTAGGTTTAATAAACCAAAGAACCAAAAACGGTAATACTATTACTGATAAAGGTAAAGGAATTACATTTGCTGCTTATAGTTTTCCAGATAGACAAGGCACAAGAACTAATAATATTACTTCTTCTTCTGGTAATTTTTCAATTGATTTAGATAATTTAACAAATGAATTACCAACAATAAATAAAATAATAAATCCTAGCAATACTACTTGTATACAAAAAAGCGGTCAATCGCCGCAAACAGCAAATATTCCAATAGCCGTTATGTTAATTAGTGCAAATAATATGTCACAAAATCATTATAAGTATGATGATAAATTATTTGGGTTTGCTTTATTACCTGGTGAAGGCGGGAATGCTAATATTGAAAATAACTTTTTAAAAATAGATATTGATGGCGAATATTTATGCAAAAGCGGACTTTCAGGCACGGCTGGAGATCAAACAACAAATAATTCACCATATGTTTATGATAATTTTATAAGTACTTTTAAAAACGCTGATGCTACAAAACACGGTGTTAAAAACTTACGAGAGCTTGGAGGCGATATACATTTATTTAGTGAACAATATAATGATAAAAACGGTAATTCAGTTGGAGGTTTTGATATTACAAGTAATACAGCTAAAACAAAAAAGAAAGCAATGCCGTCTTTTGCCTGGAATGATACTATATCTGTAGCTACTCATGGAGGTTCTGAAGCTTCTGGCACGGGAGCGATATTAGCTTATAATGATGCCGGTAGTATTAGCAATTATTTGCCTAGACCTAGCAGCGGTGTGCTTGGGGATAATGATACTCAAACGCATCTTTTGCATGAAACGCCTATAATTATATATAAAAATAAAGATAGCAATGGAATTATTAGTTGGAGTAGAGATCAAGCCGCTGAAGGAATAGCGTATCGTTTATATTTTGAAAGCAGCAGAGGTCAAGGTTCAGATGCAATTAAATTTAATGTTCCAAATGTTCATTTAGTAAGATTAAACCCTAATTTATAATATGTCAGCTACATTAAAAATAAAATATTTTAACACCTTTATATTAAGAGAAAGCATTGAGGTACAATCAAAAGCTTTTCCAGCAGCTGGTGCAGAAACAACAGGGGTTAATCCTACTTTTCATATAGAAGAATCAAGAATAAAAGGTGGCTTTAATGAACCTTCTGTTGGCTTAGGTTTAAGAGCTTATATAGTCGATAAAGAGTATAAGCGCGAGCATAGAGAAAATGCTTTAATATATTCAGGTATATTTAACGCAAGAACAGGCGTAAATGATACAAATGTGTTTTCTATTGGTGAAAGCATAACAAAAGCTGTTGATATTGCAGATGGTTCTATACAAAAGTTATATGCTGAAGAATCTAATTTAACTATATTTCAAGAAAATAAAGTTAGTAGAGCATTAATTGATAAAGACGCTATATTTACAGCCGAAGGCGGACAAATATCTACTACAGCTAAAGTTGTTATAGGACAAATAGCACCTTATGCTGGTGAATATGGTATTAGTAAAAATCCTGAAAGCTTTGCGCAGTTTGGTTATAGAAAATATTTTACAGATGCAGATAGAGGCGTTGTATTAAGATTATCACGCGATGGCATAACTGAAATATCATCGTATGGTATGTCTGATTTTTTTAAAGATACATTAAAACAAGTTCATAGAGCTTATGGAATGTTTGACGTGCATACTAAGTCGTACGTTTTATCAATTACAAGTAATAATAATTTTGCACGCCCAAGTATATCAACTACTTATAATGGTACTAATTTTACAACAAGTTTAATAACTAATAATCAAGAGTCATATAAAACTATTACCTTTGATGACAGAGTAAATGGGTGGACATCATTTTTTAGTTATGAACCTAAATTTGGTGTTAGCGTAAAAAATAAGTTTTTTACAGGTAATAAAGGAAGAGTATATCAACATTATACTAATAATAATAAAAATACTTTTTACGGTGTTTTTAGCCCAAGTATTGTTGAGCTTATTACAAATCAAAATCCGTCACTTGTAAAACAATATGGCGGTATAAATTATGAAGGTACTCAAAACTGGAAAATGACTAGTTTTGCTGCACCGGTTGATGATGATAACAACGCGGTTGCATATATGATACCAGGAAGCATTACAGGCAGAAGAGGCAATAGATATATTGGTTTTACGCCTATAGAAAAAAAATATTATGCGCATTTAAAACAAAACAATATAGTTGTTTATAATAATAATGCACAAATAACATCATCAAAAGTAAAAACAGGCGTTGCTAATATAGATATAACAGGAGTTAAAGGTTTCTTTGCAAATGTTATATTAGAGCATGAGCCTGTAACAAATTTATATAAAACAGATAAAACAAAGCATGCTGAACTATTTTCAGTAGGTTTTAATTATGAACAATCATTATACTAATTAATTATGGATCCAGTAGCACTCGGTGTACAAGCTCTAGGCGGCATATTTCAAGCAATTGGCGGCGGTAGAAGAAGAAGAGAAGCCCAAAGAAGACAAAGAGAAGCACAGCAAAGGTTAAGTGAACTTGAAGCAGGCAGACAAGATATTATAAATCCTTTTGCAGGAGCAGCATCACAACTTTCAAATCCCTTTGCTAATTTAACTGTTGCTACACAAGCAGCAGAAATGCAGGCACAACAAACAGATTTATCGCTTGCTAGTGCGTTAGATACATTAAGAGCTACAGGAACAGGCGCAGGAGGGGCTACAGCGCTTGCCGCAGCAGCTTTAAAAGCTAAACAAGGTGTTGCAGCTAGTATTGAACAACAAGAAGCTAAAAACGCACAATTAAGAGCTCAAGGAGAAGCTGCATTACAAAGACAACTTTATGAAGCAGAAGTTAAAGGAAGAAGCTTTGTATTTGGCCAACAAGAAAGAAGAGAATTACAACAATTAAATAGAGCTCAACAACAAATTATGAATGCTCAGGCGCGAGCAGAAGCTGGAAGACAAGCACAATTTGCTGGACTTGGTACTGCTTTTGGCGCTTTAGGTGGTTTTGCTTTAAGCGGCGGGTTTAATCAAGGCGGTAATAATAATGGTGGCATGGGCGAAACTTCAGGTAATAACAATCAGTCAAGAGGCGATTTTGGCGGCAGCGGATTGGGCGATATGTAATGTTTAAATAAATAAATATGTCAAAACACACAAATAATATTGACGATTTTGTAAAGAATCAGGTTAAAGGGCTTTCAAATATAGGAGGTATTACTAGTACTCAAAGCGTTAAAACAACTGCTAGAAGCACTTATGAATCACCTATTAGTATAATTCCGGAAGAAGGTGTTTTTGCTAAATCTTTTATAAAAAGTTTTAGAGAACAGTATAAACCTGTTAAACCTGCTAAATTAGATACTACGGTTGATATATTTAACAGTGTTGAAGGTAATGAATTTTTACTTGATGAAGGACAATATCTTAAATTAAAAAATAATGATTTTTTATCTGTTGATGCTAAAGAATATTTTAAAAATTATCAATCTTTATATAATCAGGCAGTAAAAAAAGGAAATAAAGAAACACAACAACAAATATTAGGTCAATTATTAAATGATAAAAAAGCATATACAAACTTAGCTGCTTATTTAGAAGCTGTGGGTGATGATCAATTATATGATTCTAAAGTTTCAGATGCTAGTTTTTTAGATGTAAATGGTAATAAGATAACCGGTTTATCTTTAATAGATTTTGTTAAAATTAATAATTCTGACCCTAAAAGTATTAAAAAAAGTAGAAAGCTTAATGCAGCTGGTGTAATGAAAAGCGGTTTTGATGTAACAAAAAACGGGCAAGTATTTTTTATTAATACAGAAGCTATGGATTCTGAATATTTAAAAGATAATTTTAAATTAAAATATAATTTTTATAATACTATTCAAAACGCAAAATTTGGTAGTGTATTTACTAAACAATTAGCAACTCCCAAATATGATACAGATTCAGATGGAAATATAATAACAAACGTACCAACTAATACATGGTATAATTCTATTGAAACTGGTGCTGAAAATTTTGCAAAAAATCAATTTAGAGAAGTTAGTGATGATAATTTTCCTTCTGCATATATGACAGTGCAAGGGTTAGTTAATAATGGCAGCTTTGTTTTAGCTAAAAATATAACTGATAACCCTGCTTATAAGGAATTTTTAGACGAAAACGGTAAAATAAAAGAAGATAAATTAAAAACAATTGTTGAAAACAATAAACAGTTTGCGTTAGATATTGTTAGCGATTATATAAAACAAGAATTTTTAACTAGCAGAGCGGGTGTTGGTTATAATAAACGAAATGGTAGAGCTATTAGAAAAGGTCAAGTTACAACTGAAAAACCCGATTCTACAAGAGGTAGTGGCGGCGGTTTTGGTGGCGGCGGCGCTAGCGATGATGATAGAATACTTGCTGCACGACAATATAATTTAATAGTCAGTAACCCTGAATTATTTGTTAAAGAAAACTTTAGCCCTGATACTTTTGTTAGTACAAGTCGAGACGGAAATACTATTACATTAAATGTTGATGGAAAAAACCGAGACTTTAATTTAACCACAGAAGCAGGTTTTGGGGCTTTCTTAAATAAAATGAGAGATGGAAAATTTGGCGAAGATAATGACGACCTGCGTACAGCTTTTTCAGAAATAATAAGAGAAGCTCAGAAAAATTTTATGGATCCTGAAGAAATTACTAGAAGAAATATTACAAAAAATAGATTTCTTCCTAGATTTAATCTTGAAACAGGTAGAATAGATACAGGTAATTTACCAAAATAATTTAAATAATTAATAACTATGTTTGAATATAATGGCGAAGAATATAGCTTAGCTCAAGTTAGTGCGGCGGCATCAGAGGCTAATCTTGCACTAGAAGAATATATTAAACGATTTGGTTTAAAAAGAGTTCAATTGGGAAAGCCAACACCCACAACACCGGATGCGGTTGTGGAGGAAACACCAGCATCCGAAGAACTGAATACGGAATTCGAATTGGTAGATACTTCTTCGGAGTTTCCAGAAGTTGAATATATACCTGATGGATTTGGTGGTTTAAAACCTAAACCTATACCATCTAAGATAGTTGAATTTGCAGAAGGTATACCTGCTATACCTGAAACTTCAGAACCTGCTTCTGATGAGTACATGGAAGAGTTTGAAAGACGAGCGCGTGAAGATAAAATGGCGGCTTTTGAAAGAGCAATACAAGAAGCAAGAAAACAACCGAAAAGAAACAATTATATAAATTCTTTAGATAATATGATTGCTCGTATAAGTGGTTTTGATGATAGATTAGTTTTAACTACAAGAGCTGTAGCAAATAAAATATTTGGAGATGAGGCAGTTGATAAATTTGTAAATAATCCAAATGTAGCTGATTTTTGGAAAGTAGGATTAAGCGACGAAGAAGTAGAAAACGCAATTTTAGAAATGAAAAAAATTGAAGCTATTGCGTCACAAAAAAAAGTAGGCGATGTTTTTAAAGGATTTAAAAAAGGCGATTTAAATGAAATAGCATCAGGCATATTTGACGTACTAACATCTATAGGCTCAAGTGCTGCAGTAGCTGCACCTACTGGAGGTGCTGGTTTAATTACAGATTTTTTTGCAGATAGTTTTTATAGACAAAATTCAATACGAGCAAAAGAATTAGGAGTTGATGAAATAGAATTTATGAATAGCGATGACGCTGATTTTTATGGGCCCTTAGTAGTTGGGAGTTTAAGCGGTGTTTCTGAAAGATTTGGATTAGGAAAAATGAAAGACGCTATACAGCGAATGAATGCTGGTGCTATAAAAAAAGTTGCTGGACGAGCTTATGCCGCGTTAGCTGAGGGAGGAACAGAAACTATTCAAGGGTTTTTACAATCTGCTGAAGAACCTCTTGCAAAAAGAAAAAGTGCTTTTGAGGTAGCTTCTGCTATGAACGATTATGTTTTTAGTTGGGAATCTCTTGAAGATTTTGCTTTAGGAATGATAGGAGGTGGTGTTGTTGGCACAGGTTTTACAGCTAATAAACAAGAAGCAACAGCTTTAGTATTAGGAGCGGCAGCTGCTGGATCACCTGAATCATCCGGTATTTTAGCCGGAAGTCTTTCTTTAATTGAAATAAAAAAAGCTGCTAGCAGATTAAGAAATAAATCAGATGTTGAAGCTATAAATAAAAAAACAGATGAAATTTTTGATTTAAAAAAGAGTTTATTAAGTGCTAAAGGCAAAAACGTAAAAAATGCTATAAATCAAAGCATAAAAGATAGACAAGAAGAAATTAAAGCTATAATTAAAAAAAGTAATGCAGAAATTAATTTATTTGCTGAAGATCAATTAAAAACATTAGCTAATTTACCGGATTTAGCTAAAAAATATCAATCTATATTAAATGATTTACAAAAAAAATATAGAATTGATAAAACAATCACAAAAGAAGAATATGATATTGCTAGAAACGTTTATAAAGAACAATATTTAAAAGAAAGACAAAAAGTAGATAATACAGTAAAAGAAGTTTCTAAAAAAAATCAAAACATTGCTGCTAAAAATAAAGAGCTAATAAATATTATTAAAGATAAAAATAGCACTGAAATTGAAGTATCAAAAGCAAAAGATGACATTACTAAAAACAATGCAGGATTAATTAATAAAACCGTTAATACATTATATAATCCAACTATTCAGTCCGGTTTAACTAAAGAAGATGTTTTAAGTGCTGTTAATGAAGAATTTTCAAAACTTATTGGAACTTATAAAATAGATTCAGGTGTAGAATTTGGTGCATATGTACAACCGCTACTTCTTAAAAGAGCCCCAAAATATTTTGATTTAGTTGAAACAACTGCCGAAGGAGAAATAATTGGTAAAACAGATGTAACAGAACAAAAAGGTATTGCATCGGATTTTATAACACAAATTGAAAAAGAACAAAATACAGCCGAAGCAAATATTATAGGTGAAAAATTAGGTTTTACAAGCGAACAATCTATACAAATTGGTAAAAGAATATTAAAAGGTAGATTACCCGGTGTTACAGAAAGAGTTAAAGGTAAACAACAAGGTTTTTTATTTGCAATACGTAAAGCAGGCGAAGTAGCGCTAAGAGAAGATGTTTTAAAATCTTTGGGAGGGCAGTTTAATCAAAAAGAAGCGCAATTAAGTGAATATGTGGGCTTATTAGATACACTATATAAAGATTTAATAAATAATATTTCAAATGATGCTAAAAATAAAAGACTTTCTAAGCTATTTAATCCTGTAAAAACGGGAAGAGCTAAAACAGCGGTAGGAGAAGATATATTCACATATACAACACCTACAAAAGAACAGTTTATTAATTTTTTTACAGAAGGTGCTGGCTATACAACTTTACGTGCAAGAAAAATAAGTTTGGCTGAAACACTAGCAGAAGTAATTGGCGCAAGAGGTGTAAGAGAAGCTTTACAATCAGATCCTAATATTGAAAAAGAATTTTCAGAAAGACAAGATTTACTTGATAAAGATGTGCCCGCAGGTGTTGGTTCTAGAATTATAAATCAAATAGATACATGGATAGCGCAGTGGGATACATTAAAACCAGAACCCGGCGACTTAAGAGCAAGTTTTGGTCTTATGGAATTAACTCACGCTGCAGGTAAAGTATTTTTACAGTCTTTAAAAGTTTCTGTTCAAGGTGGTATGAAATTTAGCGCCGCTGTTAAAAAGGCTATAAAAGACTTAAAAAAATATTTATCTAAAGAAAATGTTTCAGAAATTCAACAAGAAGCTATTGTTTCTTCATATGAAAATACAACTGAAAAAGATTTTACTAAATCTACTAGAGTTTTTGTACAAGAAAAAGCAAAAAACACTGAACAAACAATAGCTCAAAAAGTTGAGAAAAATGAAATTCCTAGAATTGAAAACGAAATAAAAGAAATTTTTGCTAATAAAAATTTATCTGATGAACAAAAATTATTTGATTTACAAAAAATTATAAATTTAAATTTTACTGGATTAAAAAATGTTTTAACTAAATCTGCAATAGGTGAAAAATATAATAATAATCCCAATTTAGTTAAAAATCTTTTAAAACCTAACGTTCCAAAAGAATATCATAAATCTTTAAACGAACTAATAAAAAATAGATATAGACCTAAAGTAGATTTTTCTAATCCTGCAACTAATATTAAAAAGAAATTAAAATCTTTTGATTCTAACTTTAAAAAATCTTTTAAATTATTAAGCGAGCTACATCAAGAGGATCAAATAAGAAATAAAAGATTAATATTAGAAAAATTAGAAAATTTTAAAGAAAATAAAGATTTAGAGGGGGCAGGTGCATTTTTAGAATCTATGAGAGCTAACCAAAGAGCTCCTTTACGTGTGATGTTTCCTCTTAGAATCATATCATTAACTAAAGATAATAAATTACCTATAAGATTAAAAGTTGAGCATACTCCTCCTATAAATGATGCTGTAAATATAATGATGCAATATGTTAAAGGTGATATAAATTTAAATCAACTTAATGAATCATTAGATAATTTTCATGTTGATTTATTAGATGCTAATTTATCTAAAATATATGATAAAAGCACAAAATCAGCAATGCCTAAAAATCATAATTTTACAAAAGATGCTAAAGATATTAGATATAATAAAGAAGTACAAGAAGAATTAGAAAAAAATAATTTAGAATTTTTTGATTTAAAAGAAAATAATGAATTAAAAGATGCTGTTAAAGAATTTGATAAAATAATAACGGAAGCGACTGGTATAAAAGAAAATATAAGTGAAGCAAGAATTAAAAATTTAGCTAAAGCAAATAAAAGATTGCGCTTATTGCCACCTTCTGCAGATGATTTTACAGGTTTATTATATTATATAGCAGGTAAAGGAAAACAAGGTGCTAATAATTTAGAATTTTTTGAAAATAATTTATTAAAACCTTTTGCAAAAGCTATGTTTCAATTTGATGCTGCAAAACAACAAACTGTAAATCAATATAAAGACCTTAAAAAATTAGTTAAAAAAGTTACAGACGAAAAAGGTAAAAAAATAAAATTTAAAAAAATAAATGAAACAGGATTTACAAATGAACAAGCTGTAAGATTATATATATGGAATAGTTTAGGATATAATATAAAAGAAACTGATGGTAAAAATATACCAGAAAAAGATTTAAATGCAGCAATAAAATATATTAATAATAATAAGCCTTTATTAGAATTTGCTAAAAATATTAAAAAAATAACTGCTTTAGGATATATAGAGCCGGATACTAATTGGACTTCGGGAACATTAACAACAGATTTATTAAGTTATGTTAATAAAACAGCGAGAGCAAAGTTTTTAGAACCTTGGCAACAAAACGTTGATGCTTTGTTTTCAAAAGAAAATTTAAAAAAATTAAAAGGTAGATTTGGTGAAAACTATGTAGAAGCCTTACAAGATATTTTGTATCGTATGAAAACCGGAAGAAGAAGACCTTTTGGTAAAAATAAAATAACAAATGCTTTGTTTAATTGGGTGCAGGATACGGTTGGTACAATTATGTTTTTAAATTCTCGTTCTGCATTGTTACAGCAAATATCATTTACTAATTTTATAAACTTTGATGATAATAATCCTATTGCCGCAGGAAAAGCATTAGCTAACACTAAACAATTTTCTAAAGATTTTGCTTTTTTATTTAATTCTAATTTTTTAAAACAAAGAAGATCCGGTGTAAAAACAGATGTTGCTTCAGATGAGATTGCAAAAGTAGCTGAGCAAGGCGGTAATTCTCTTAAAGCTATTACTTCTCTTTTACTTAAAAAAGGTTTTATTCTTACACAATTAGGTGATTCCGCGGCTATAGCATTAGGCGGTGCTAGTTTTTATCGCAATAGAATTAATACTTATAAAAAACAAGGTCTTGAGCAAAAAGAAGCGGAAGAAGCTGCATTTTTAGATTTTCAAGAAACTGCTGAAGAAACACAGCAATCTGCAAGACCGGATAGAGTTTCTCAACAACAAGCAAGTCCGGCTGGTAGAATTATATTAAATTTTGGTAACGTATTAATGCAATATAACAGAAGAGCTATAAAAGATATAAAAGATTTAGTAGCTAAAAGGCCAATGAAAGGCAAAACATTAGCACAAAGTAATATGCAAAGAGTTGTTAGAATTAGCTATTATTATGCTTTACAATCAATTGTATTTAATACCTTACAAACTGCAGTATTTGCTTCATTTTTAGACGAAGATGAAGATGAAGAAAGAACACAAAAAAGAGTTATTAGAACTGCAGACCAAGTTACAGATGGATTTTTACGAGGATTTGGTTTTGGCGGAGCAGTTGTTTCAGCAGGGAAAAATATAATTTTAGAATCTATAAATCAGTATAAAAGCGGTAGACCAAATTATGATAATGCCGCTCTTGAAATACTTTCTATATCGCCACCTATAAGTTCAAAAATAAATAAAGCTCTTAGCGTTGGTAGAAAATTTACATATAAACAATCAAGAGAAAAAATATTTACTGAAGGTATAAGCTTTGATAATCCAGCTATTATGGCCGTAGGAGAGACTTCATCTGTATTATTTAATATACCTGCAGACCGCGTAATAAGAAAATTGGATAACCTTAGCACCCCGTTAAGGCAAGAAACAGATTATTGGCAATCAATTGCGCTTGCTCTTGGATATTCTAAATATGACGTAAATTTAGTTGATCCACCTAAGCCTAAAAATAAAAGCGATTTAAAAAGTAAAAGATTAAAACCTAAAAAATTATAGTTATGCCGAAAGATGCATGTTATTATAAAGTAAAAGCTCGTTATAGAGTATTTCCCTCTGCATATGCAAGTGGAGCTATAGCTAAGTGCCGTAAAATGGGTGCTGCTAATTATGGTAAAAGTAAAAGAAAAAAATAAAAATAATTAATATGTTAAAAGATAAAGAATTAAGAGGTTATATAGGTGCCGCTACAGTATTTTTACTTGTAATGGGACTATTACTTTTTTTAGCTTTTTTTGAAATACCTGGAACTAATAATGATATATTTAAAGTTATAGTAGGTATGTTAGTTGGTTCATTATCGGTGGTTATTTATACTTTTATAGGTAAAAACCCGGAAGAAGTTGAGGCACTAAAAGCTAGAAATGAAGCGTTAGAAGATAAAATGGCTTCTATGGTTGTAGAAAAAGACAAATTAGAGGCGTTGTTAAGAAATCTTCAAACTGAAGTAATAAATAAACTTTCTATAACTGGTGAAAAATTTGAATTTAAAAACACAAAAAAATAAATAATAAAATTAAATAATATGGCTAGCAAAAGACCTACATGGAAAGATTCTAAATATCCTGATGCTAAAGGCAAGTTTAAAGAGCTTTCTGCAGAAAAACTAGCTAATTGGTTAATACGTAGTAGAAAACGTAATAAACGAGCTATAATAGGTAGTTTAAATCAACAAATAGTATTTAGTAGAGGCAAGAACGCCAGCTATGCTGCTAAAATGAAAAGAACTAGAAATATAGTTAATAAAAAATTAGGAACTAAAAATGTCAAAAAGAAAAGATCCTAAAGTTGGAACAGGTAAAAAACCTAAAGGGTCTGGCCGTAGATTGTACACAGATGAAAACCCTAGAGATACGGTTAGCATTAAATTTGCAACTCCTGCTGATGCTAGGGCTACTGTTGCAAAAGTAAAAAGAATTAAAAAGCCCTTTGCTAGAAAAATACAAATATTAACTGTATTAGAGCAGCGAGCAAAAGTTGCAGGTAAATTACAACAAGCAGCTATAGCTAAACGCGGTAAAGAAGCAATAAGAAAAAAACATAATAAAAATGGCAGTAAGAAAAACAGCAAAAGGACTCGCTCTTAAACGTTGGTTTAAGGAAAAGTGGGTAGATGTTCGCACTGGTAAACCTTGCGGCAGACGTAAAGGAGAAAAAAGAGGAACACCTTATTGTAGACCCAGTAAAAGAGTATCTTCTAAAACACCTACAACAGCAAGCGAAATGACTGCTTCACAAAAACGTAAAAAAATAGCAGAAAAGAAAAGATTAGGTCAACCAGCAGGTAAGCCGCGTAGAGTTAAAAATGTAAAAAGAAAAAAATGAAAAAAATAATATTAGTACTATTTCCTTTAATTATATCATTTAATACTAACGCACAGTTTTTTAAAAATGTATATAAAGATTTTTTAAAATACGGTACATTTTATGCAGCTGGTAATATAGCTAATGCAAAATTAGAAACTTCTGATTATTTTATAAGAACAAATCCAGAAGACTTATACGCAATACCAAACGTTATAGATGAAACAACTTATCACCCATTTGATTATAGATATGGAATAGGTATACGTAAATTAGCACGGTTTGGTTACGAAAGTAAACCTAATTTTTATAATGGCACTGAAAACAATGTTGGTTTATCTGCGCCTACAGCAGCTGTAAAAGGTTTAGAATATTTATTACATTGGGAAAAAGAAAGAGTAAACGGTGATAAATTTACTAATAAAAGATTATTTGTTAGACATACCGGTAAATATCATATAGCTAAATTTGAAACTAGAGAATCTGGTAAAGTAGGTTTTGAATATACTTCTGGGGAACTAAGAGCGCGATTACCTATTGGTAAAAAATTTAGTGTATCACTTGGCGCGATATATCGTACACATCAAAAGCCTTATGGCTATAATCCTATAGAAATATGGTTAAATGAAACATTTATAAATCCAGAAACAAATTTAGAAGAACCTTTAAATCCTTGGTATAGCTTAGGATATTTTTACGGTTTTACAGACGAGCCAACTACATATACGAATGAATATACAGGAGATACTTTTTTTGATTGGATTTGGCGTAATGAAAGAGGCGAAATAGTAGCATATGGTGATAGAGATTTTAGAGATAGAATATTTGGTAATCTTATGAACCGTTTTAATGAAGAAGTATGGGAAGGACTTGATGCTTTTGCGGAAGTTGCTCCAATTGCAGGTTTTGATTTTTATCATTATAAAAATAATTTTTGGTTACATGCTTACGGTAATTGGATATTACCTTATCATAAATATGTATCCGGTGAACAAGATTTTACTTACTTAAATCGTAATAATTGGGGTAAAGGCGGATTAAAAAAAGATTCAAGCCTTGAACAATGGGACGATTACCAGGCGGGTTTAATGTTTGGGTGGAAAGTAACTAAATCTTTAGGTATATTTATTGAAGGAGAATACACTAAATTCTGGGATTCAAAAATATATCAAACTAACTTTGGAATAAATTTAACTTTAAAATAATGAAACAGTGTCCTTTATGCATAGGTTGTAGCATCTGTTGGTTTTAAATCATGGCACAACAAATTGGAGAAAATACAAAAGTAACTCTTGACCTTAAAACTATTGGCATAATTATAAGCTTTGTAATTACTGCCGCTAGTATGTGGTTTGCGTTAAAATCTGATATAGCAGAAGCTAAAGAGCTTCCAAAACCAGAAATATCAAGAACAGAATACGATTTAAAAGATGAACTTGTAAGAACAACTATACTCGACACGCAAGACGATGTCGAAGAAATAAAAGAAAAGCTTGATAAAATAGACGAGCGTCTTTATGAAATACAAAAAAATCAATAATGAAAAATTTAATATTTATTTTAATTGCAATAGTATCTTTAACATCAAGTGATGTGCCAGATAAGTATTGGATAGACGATAATAATTTTGAAGAAAAAATAAGCAATAGTTCTGCTTTTGGTGATGATAATTTAGAAACAATTGTTGTAGAATTTTGGGCTGAATTTAATGAAGCTAATTGTTTTAATGATTGGAATAAAATAAAAAATGCTAAATATTATAGGGTTGATATTGCAAAAGCACCTTTAGCAAAGAAAAAATATAAAGTTCGTATGGTACCTACTATTATAATATTTAAAGAAGGTAGTGTAGAAGAAAGTTTTAAAGCTGGATTAGATTTAACTTTACCGGCAGATTTAAATGATATACAAGAAGCAATAAACGAAATAAATACTGCTTCTGCTTTTTAAAAATAAAATATGAAATATTTTAATTATAGTGAATTTGATTCACCTGATGTTGTAGGTAGTGGAAAATTAATGGATAAAGATTTTTTAAATAAACTAGATGAGTTAAGAGAAAAATTTGATAAGCCTATTAAAATAAATTCAGGATACCGAACCGAAAATCATAATGCTAATGTTGGCGGCACATCTTCATCGTCTCATATAAAAGGATTAGCGGTGGATATTGCATGTAATAATTCAAAAGACCGCTTTGCTATTATTGATATTTGTTTAGATTTAGGAATTAATCGTATAGGGGTTGCAGGCACATTTATTCATATAGATGTTGATCCTGATAAATCACCTAATGTTTTATGGACGTATTAATGTGTATAGCATTAGCCGTCGCAACTTATACAATCCGGACTCATAGCTTTAGCGGCTATATCTCCTCTTAATACAGATTCTGTACGCATATAATACAATGTTTTTATCCCTTTTTTCCAGGCTTCTAAGTGTACTTGATTTATCCATTTAGGTGTAGCTTCTGAAGGAAAAGCTAAATTAAGACTAACCGATTGATCAATATATTGCTGTCTAATACCAGCTTGATTTACTAATTCTAATTGGTTTATTTCTTTAAATGTTTTAAACACATTCTTTACTTTATCATAACTTTCATTTTCAATATTTTCTTGTTCTGATAATTTTACAAGTTTTTTATTTATATAAGCCCAATCATCGAGCTCTTTTATATCTTGGACGCTCCCGCCATCTGATAATATTTTATCCCACGTTTCTTGATTATTAATTCCAACTTTTCTTAAAACTTTAATAAGTTCTTTATTCTTTCTTATAAATGTTCCTTTTGCGCTTTGCTCTGTAAACACATTTGCCGCCCACGGTTCAATACCCGGTGATATATTTCCACTAAGCTTACTATTACTAACAGTAGGGGCAATAGCACGTAAGTGAGTATTACGTAAACCACTTCCACGACACCACAAAGGTTCTCCATAAACTTCTGCAAGCGCTCTACTAGCGCGTTCAGATTCAATTTTAATTTGTGAAAAAATACGTCTCGTTTCAAACTGTGCCTGTAAGCTTTCGAAAGGTATACCGTTTTGCTGTAAGTAAGTGTGCCAACCAAGAACACCCAAGCCCAAAGCACGCCCTTTTTCTGCAGACCTAACGGCATTACCAAACCCCTTAAGCCCTTTAGCTTTTTGTAAAAACTCTTCAAGTACGCCATCAAGAAACCATATAGCGTCATAAATAAGGTTTGTATTTTTCCATTCTTCATATTTTGATAAATTTAATGATGATAAGCAACAAACAAAACTATGCGACTCATCTGTATGCAATACTATTTCACTGCATATATTTGTCATATGTACTTTTAATGCATTTTCTTTGTATGCTTGCGGATTGTATTTGTTAGTATTTCCTTTAAAGAGAATATACGGTTCTCCAGTTGACTTTCGCTTTCTAAGCAGTTTACTCCATTTAGTTCGCGCTTCTTTATCTCCTTGCTCAAGTTTTCGCATAAACTTATCACCAACAACTGCGCATTGATGTAGGTTAAGTGATTGTCTGTTAACGTCTCCTTTAGGTTCTCGTATTTCAAGCCACTCTTCAAAATCGTCGTGTTCAATGTTGATATTGACCGATGCAGCTCCGCGTCTAACTGATCCTTGATTTGTAGCAAGGATTGTTGAATCATAGATCTTGCAGAATGGTACGACTCCGTCTGATGTTCCATTTCCTGTAATTTTTGCTCCGGCAGGACGAATCATATTTATTCCGATACCAACTCCCCCGCCGTGTTTAGCTAGTAACATCATTTCTAAATTTTTAGTTCCAATATCAGTTATGCTATCACCAACATCAATACCAAAACAACTAATAGGTAAACCTCGGTCTGTGCCTGTATTAGACAACACAGGAGACGCTAAATTTAGCCAGCCCTTCCAAATATACTCAAAAAATATTTTAGTTAATTCTGGTTTATATAAACGCCTTGATACAGTTTTAGCAACACGCATATAAGCATCGCGAGGAGATTCACCATTAAATAAGTATCCTCCCGCAATAGTTTTTTTATAAACATCAGTATCACCCCATATAGGATAGTCAATACCTTTTTTCCAATCGTTATTCCACATTATAAATTAGTAATAAAATGTTTTATCCATGCAAAAAGACCATTAAAATTTAATGCAACTAAGTTCCATTGTTTACGAGAAGATACTTGCACTATAACACATGTAAAACCTAAAATGTATAATATAGGTTCTATAGTCCACTGTGCTGCTATTAAAAATCCTGCACCCATATATCCTATTCGAGATGCAACTTTTTGCCAAGCAGTAAGTCTATTAGTATATCTTAAAAACTTTATAATATTAAATTTTATTTTTCTTTTTGTATTCATCACCATATGTCTTCAAAATTTTCGCCTTCATTTGCTTTACTATAGTCAGTTGGCCTAATCGCAAAAAAGTCAGTGTGAGTGTGACCCCCAGTAAGATGATAGAACCAATTAAGATTATTCGCTGCTTCCTTGTCATAGTGGAAAATTTCGAGGTAACCAAGTTCAATAAGTTTTTCATTAGCTCTTTTTCTTATAAATTGTTTTAAGTCATATGATTTTAAATTTTCTATATCGCCTAACTCAAACATTTTATCAATATATTTTTCTTCTAGTTCTACCATTGTTTTTGCAGCATTAATAATATGCTCTTCACATTTTGCTTTTAAATCTGGTATTTCTTTACACATATCTTTAAAAAGTTTACAACCCATTTTGCTATGAAGCGATTCGTCGCGAACACTCCATTTCATTTGTTGTCCAATACCTTTTAATAAATTACGCATTTGAAAACTATATAATACTGCAAAAGCAGAATATAAGCTAACACCTTCCGCAAATGCAGAAAAAACAGCTAATGATTTACCTATACCTATAGGGTCTTTACCTTCGTAAGCAACTAAATTATCAAATCTATCTGCTGTCGCTGGCTCATGCAAAAACGCTTCGAAATTTTCTAATCCTAATGTTTCATTTAAATAACTATATGCAACTGCGTGAATTGTTTCTTGAGAACCAAACATCATAGCCATTTGTTGTATTTCGTGTTTTGGAAACCACGATACTACATTTTGTGTCCAATAGTCTGAAACTGCACATTCCGTTTGCGCAAAACCTAATAATATATTTCCAACAAGATTTTTTTCTTTTTCATTTAGCTTTTCTTTCCAATCCTTAATATCGCCTTGCATAGGTATTTCAGTATGCAACCAAAAAGCTTGTGCCTGTTTTAACCACCCTTCTGTATAATAATCTCTATATTCAAATGGTTTATATGCTATTCTTTTATCAAATAATCCCATTATTTTTGTATTTCAATTGAAACGTCTATTAAAGGCAAATATAATACATATTGCATGTAATTTTCATTATCATACGTGCGTACTCCAAATAATATTCCTGGGTACATACCAAGACTTATTGACCAAGCTTTATTTGCCTTGGCCTCTGTATTTTTTGACATAGTTTTTACTTTTTTTTAAATTACTAGATTTAGACTTAGCATGAATGCCCGGTCTTTTTTTTTTGGTTTTAAATATATAATTAAATGATTTTTGTTTAGCCATATACGTTTATATTAAAATTATTATGTTGTTTTACAATATCTTTATATTTTATGCAACCTCTTTGTTCGATTGACCATTTAATATATTTATTAATTTGTCTTTCTTTATATTTTTGTCTTGCTATTTTTTTCGCAAGGTCTGTATTGACTCTATTACTTTGTCGCATTCCGACTGATTTTGAGGTTTATATAAAACAACTTTAGAATTTATTTGTGACATAAGCCTTTTAAATAACTTCCAGCGTATAGGAAAGGACTCATTAGCTCTGCCTTTACATTCAATAATAAAATCTTTGCCAATAAAGTCTGGTGTATATTTAATAGGTAATATTTTTTTATTACCTCTATTAATAAAATCACCCTTTCCATTAGCGCATCTTTCATAACTTTCATTTAATAACTTAAAGCTTTCTATTAATATAAATGTTTCACCTTCATATTCTGCTTTAATTTTAGCTTTTTTTAAAGCTACATACATATATTTTTCAAGTCCTGAAGCAAAATTAATACCATCATATATTACTTTTTTTGCTCTAACCGGACCTTTCTTTTTTTTATATTTCTTCCGGTTCATTTACTTCTATATTTTTAGGAAGTATTGAACGCACTTTTTCAATATAATTAACAGCGTCCATAAGTTCTTCTTGTAAATGTTCTAGCCATTTATCAAGTGATTGATTATCGTTATCTAATGTTACTTTATATTTAGCAAAGCCAACATCTGAACGTTGTTTTATTTTTTGTATTACGTTTTGTATTATCGGGTCTCTCATTCTTTTGTGTCTTTTACAAATGTTCCATTTACCATATTTCCAGTTCTATTGCTGATTTCGCTATAAGCAGTATTAATACAATGCTCAATATTTGTACCAGCCATAGAGGCAAGATTGGCAAGTACCACAACGGCATCACCAATAGCATCAATAATATCCGCTTTTCTATCTTGTAAAATTGCTTGCGCGAGTTCACCGATTTCTTCTTGTAGTTTAACATATTGTGTTTTTATATCTCCTTCATCTAATATACCTCTTTTTTCAGCCCATTGCCGTATTTGATCAAAAGTAATATCTATACATTCATTTTGTGTTTCTTCATAAAAAGCTTTATTATATATAAAGCATCTATTAGGGTCATACATAGAAGTAAAAGAATTTTTTTGTATCCAAAGTATGTTTTTGTGTGATATTACGTGCTCACCAAATTGAGTAGTCCACGTAAGTCCTATATTATCCATTAAGTTGCCTTTTAATTTATTTTTAGGACAAGGGAATGTTGTTGTTTGTTCCGTTACATTAAATTTCATTTTAAATAATTGTTTATATAATTTATTATCTTTTCTATACCCATATTGTTTTTGAAGTTCTATTTCTCGTTTTGATATATAATCTATATCATCACTTTGTTCAAGAACTTCATATTCATTTTGTTTATAGCCTTGTTGTTTAGTAACGCGAATAAAAAGATTACGCGTTACACCTATTTTTTTACCGGGTATGTGATATAAAAAATACATAAGCTATACTGCTACTGGAGCGGTTATATTCTTACCGCATTGATAATTAGTTAGTTCCACTCCTTCTTCAATATTAAATTTATATTCAGGCAATATAAAAGTTTTTTCTAATCTATACATATCAACTGCATTTTTATGATTAACATAAATATGAGCATCTATAATATTAACATTTAATTTACCTGGTGTATAATTTGTTTTATAACAAATATAATTTAATACCGTTGTAAATAATGCCATGTCATATGGCACACCTAAAAACATATCACCCGACCTTTGCACCACAAACATATTTAATTTATTTCCATCTACAAAAAATTGAAAATATAAATAACAAGGTGGTAATGCCATTAAATGCGTTTGCAAAGGGTTCCACAATGTTATAATATGTCTGCGGCTTTCGGGTTCTTGTTTTAAGCTGTTTATAATAGCTTTTAATTGGTCTAAACCTTTGCCATTATAATTTCTAAGCTGAAATCCATAAACTGGTCCTAAATCGCCATTTTCGTCAGCCCATTCGTTCCAAATTTTTATATTATTTTCTTTAAACATTTCAATATTAGTTTCGCCACTAATAAACCATTTAAATTCTGTATTAAATATTTTACAAAACATTTTTCTTCCAGTTAATATAGGAAAATATTTTTCTACACTAATATTAATACTTTGATTAAATAATGAATGACAACCAACACCGGTTCTATCTTTTTTATATTTACCGTAGGTTGTTATATTATTTAATATATTTCTATACTGTTTTTCGTAGTCCATATTTTTTATAATAAAAGGCATATAGTTCAAAAATTTTAGGCCATATTTGATTTTCATCGTATTTATATGGACTTCTTTTTACTTTGCCATTAGTTTCAACATCTACCCACCACGTACGCGGGTTACTTTTTAATACCGCAAAAGGTGATATTTTAATATTATTTTTTATACACCAAAGATATGCTTTGCTTTCTAATTCGCTTTTGTTATATCCCGGCATGGGTTTGTATCCTTTTCTTTTTTTTAAACCGATTCCCATGGTAATGGTTCTTCGTCTGGAACAACACTTAAATGTGGAACAAAACATCCGGAACGGGGTTCCCATTTAAAATGTGCTTCAGCACCGTTTTCACCTAAGTTTTGAAACTTAACTTTTAATATTTTTGCTTTTACTGTTTTTTGTTCGTAGTTTCTATGTATTAATATACCATGATAACTCGCATCATACCACTCACCGCCACCTTTAATATTATACATAGTTGGCTCTTCAATTTGACCATCTTTGTCTTTATACATTTTTGTAGGGTGAGCAACTATAAAAACTAATACATCATACTTTTTTGCAAACATTTCAATTTTTGTAAGATATTCCATAGTATATCTATTAACATCTTCACTTTTACAATCTGTATCTCGTATTTTATTAAACGGGTCTATAACTAAACATTTAATTCCTTTACGCTTTACAAGTTCAGCGCCTTTTCTAAGAACTGCTTCTAATGTGTAGCGTTCCATATCTATAAAGAAAAAGTTATCATTTACATGTTCTGCTACTTGTTTCCATTTATCAGTTCCTATATCAGAGCGGCTGGGCATATCTTGCCATACTTTACGCATAAGTTTATGTGCGTGTAAATATGTTGGTGCGTTTTCCGGTGATGCAAAAGCAGTTTTCCAATTATAATTTTTATTATACCCAACTACCATTTGATCGACGAAATCAGACTTACCACTACTAGGAATACCAGTAACAGTAATAAACTGTCCAGTATACGTAGAAAATATCTCATCAAAATTTGATAACCCAACTTGGTACCCTTGTTTAAAACCGTTTTTAACAAAATCTGTAATTTCATCTTCTATGTCTTTAAAAGTTGTAACATTTTCTAAAGGTACGGGTTTAGCAGCAGCAACACATTTAATTAAATCATCTTTTCCATATTTAACTAAATATTCATTAGCATCTTTGCAATCTTCAAAGTTTATTAAAAAACATATTTCCGCGCCTAATCTTCTAATTAACTCGGTTTGTAATGCTTGTCCAGCTTCGTCTTTATCAACAGCAATAATTATTTTTTCTTTATCAGTAAAATAATCTATGCAATTATCTAAATAATCTAAGTTATTAGTATTAAGGGTTGCACCATTTGGAACAGATACAACGTTCTCAATACCAGCTTCATATAAAGAAAGCGCGTCCATTTCACCTTCAACAATAATACAATCTTTGTGTCCAACTATATTATTAATATTATAGAAAACTTTTTCTGCGCCTTTATATAATTTAAAATTCTTACGACCATCTCTATATTTTACATTAATTAATTGGTCGCCCATATAATAATTAAATTGTATGGTATTCTCGGTCTTACCGGTTTGCGGCATCCACTCGGGGCCCTCAGTAACTTTGAGAGCCTTAAGTGTTTGCTCTGATATACCACGCGATTCAAACCACTTTTTTATTTTAGTATCAACTTGTATAATCGATTCAGGTGTTTCAGGTCTCTTATAAACCTTTTCACTAGCTCCTTTGCGTTGATATGTATGTAGTTGAAAAGTGCGGCTGCAATTGTGGCAAGTACCAAGACCACGTTCCCAATCATAGCTAGCGCATTGCTTTTTATGATTCTTAGGTTGTCTACATGAGGTAGAATTAGGACAAACCCCTTGTGTGCTACCTACATCTAATCCATATTGATTAAACTGGTCAATCAAAAATCCATTGATCTCCGTACTATTTACTTGCATTGCTTATTTAAAAAGGTAAATCTTCTTCTACTGTTTTAATTGGTTGTGGTTGTTTGATTTGCTCGCCATCTCTTGGTGCAGCTGCAACATTATCACCATTTGTCCAAACAACTTGAACATTACCGAGGTAAACTTTGTTTAC